TTAGTTGGTGTTTAGTTTGTTTAGTTTTTGAACTAAACACTGTTTTGAATTATTTTAGTATCCAATCGGTTTATCAAAATAAAATTGCTATATTTGTGCCGTCGTTACAACCAATCTAAAAAATATTAGTTTTAAGACATTATTTTTTTAAAGTGATACATAGATACCAAAACATTATAAAAATTGTTTAAAACAGTCAAAAAATGAAAGACAAGGTCAAAGAGTTAGCGGGTCGCCCTTTAATATTTAAAGAACCTAAAGAGTTAGAAAAAAGAATCGAAGGTTATTTCGAATATTGCGACGCTCGGACAAAAAAAGAAATAGTAAAAACCAAAGATTATTTTGAAATTATCGATATGCCTGATCCTATTCCTTATACGGTCTACGGATTAGCTGACTATTTAGACGTCGATGCTGATACACTTTTGAACTATCAAGTCCGATCTGAATTTTCGGTGTTAATTTCGCGCGCAAAGTCTAAAATTCTGACTAATAAGGTACAGCGCGGCTTAGATGGTAAATCTAACCCACAGATGACAAAATTATTATTGGGCCACAATTACGGAATAATTGAACCGAAATCCGAAAACGCAGCGGAAAACAAAGACGTCAATATTAACATAATTTACCCACCCACCACATAGACAATTGGCACGGAATATTAACATAGAACTTTACAAACCGCATGCAGGTCAGCAGCGAATACAAAAAACACATAGGAGGTTTAATTGTATCGTTTGCGCGCGTCGTTTTGGTAAGACTGAGTTAATAACGTCGGTTGCATTGCCTTTAATTGCTCCTGCAGTATTTGAGGGTAAAAAAGTAGGTATATTTTTAGATGACTTCAAAGACTTTGCGCAAAGCTGGAATAAAATAGTTGAAGTTTTTAAGATGTCAAATGAGGGCGGAATAATAACTCAGAAAAATGATTCTGAGAAAATTATGACGTTTATAGGTGGTGGTTTGTTGGAGGTTTGGAGTATCGGCGATGAAGGCCGAAAAGATAAGGGCCGCGGACGAAAATATCACCGCGTAATTTATGAGGAAACTCAGAAAATACCTTCTCATATTTTGGAATATCATTGGAAAACAGTAGCACGTCCGACCTTAACGGACTACAAAGGCGAAGCGTTTTTTATTGGAACGGCATCAGGAAAGGATAACTATTGGTATCGTTTATGTCAAAATGGCAGTCGTGCGGGCGCTTGTGAAATTAACTGCTATGGCGATGCAGACCTACCACAATCAGACACAGGATCATCGAATTGGATAACGTTCCGTATGGAAACGACCGACAACCCGATGATAGACCCCGCTGAGGTTGAGGATGCGAGCCGAGACCTTGACAGGCTTACATTTGAGCAAGAATATAAATCTATATTTGTAGATTATTCTGGTGAGGCGTGGGTATATGTGCTAAAAGAAAAAACATTACAACAAAAAGTATTTCAGCCGTCAAAAAAAATAAATTGGCAGACTGAACAGCTGTTTTTGAGTTTTGACTTTAATAAAATACCGATGACCGCGGCTGTAGCTAAGAAAACAGTATTAAGTTTAGCTGATCAGCAATCGACGCGATACCGGTACGGCGTTCATATTGTTAAGGAGTTTAAAATCGGCAGCATTGAGCGCGGTGAGGCTTCGATTTATGACACTTGCCAAGCTATACGAGAATGGATATTTCAAGAAACAGGCAAGAAGATAGGCGCCTGGTATGAAGACGGCGAGATTAAAAACCGTTTCCCGTGCTCCGTTCCGATTTTAATAACAGGTGACGCATCAGGAGATCGAAGCGACGGACGTCAAAAAGTGCCGAAAACATACTATCAGATTATTCAGGATGAATTGCAGGTTAGCACTGATCGAATAATTGTACCTAAGGCAAACCCGTTGCACGCTGAGAGCTATGTACAGGTTAACACAATAATCAGCACCTGCCCAGACTTTCAGATTTATGAGGACAAATGTCCATCCCTGAGAATGGATGTTTTACGGATTAAATCAAATAATAGCCGCGGAATCATTAAGGGTAAAGGCGATGAAAAACAGGCCGACTTACTCGATAACCTACGTTATTTATTGAATACATTTTGTAAAGATATAAAATTGTAAAATTATGAAAGAGCCTCAAAAAAGAAATCATAATCAGACCGAAGTAGTACACATTCGAAAATACATGGATATTATAAATAAAAAAAACCGCTCGATTTGAGCGGCTTATTTGTTATAGTACTATTTCGATTACTTTTGAATTTTGCACCGAAACTGAGCAGCTTTGAGCCCAATATTCATAAAAGTCAAGGTGCTTTTCCATGTTTTCCTTTGCCGCTTCTATTGTTTTGAAGCCTTTTTTAAGGATTGCTTTTGTTCCTGCAACAATTGCAAATTTATTTCCTACTTTTGCGATATTTAATGAATGTTTCATGATCGTTATTTTTTATGTGTTTTAGAATGTTTTCCCTTTATGATGAATCAAAGATACGGCGGGTTTTTTTAAAATACAAACTTTTTGCAATTTATTTTTAAATTATTTTTCAATGAAACAATTGAGACCACGTTTAACATATCAAACCGATGAGCAGCGCCGCGAATGGGAGGCACTAATCGAGCAGGCCAAAGACATGACCCCTAACGCGTTAACTTTGCCGCCTGCGACCGGTGAACGCTGGATAGTTGTTTCTGATGTTCATCGGCCGTTTCATAATCAGGTACTATGGAATAAATTATTAAAATTGATTAACGATTTAGGATCTAATTTACACGGAATTTGTTTAGCGGGTGATTATTTGGACTTATACACGCTTGGCAGTTATAACGCTGACAGTTTGAAAAACTTATCAGGATTGACATTACAAGATGAATACTTAGACGGATTGCAGGGTATTGACGAATTAGAACAAGCAGCTAACAAAGGAGTAAAAAAACTATTTTTGTACGGCAATCATGAGGATAGATATTTCAGACACGTAGCTGACAAAGATAACGCGAAATATGGAGGTGCGTTAGTTGATCCGATTGAGGCGCTCAGATTAACGGAACGCGGATGGATTGTAAAAACTGATTGGCAGTCTGATTTTTTCACACTCGGAACGCACTTAGATGTAGTTCATGGAATTTACATAGGGGTACACGCTGCAAAAACACACCTTGATAGAACTTCTCATAGTGTTATGTTTGGACATACTCACCGAGTTCAATGTTTTCACACTGGTAACCGTGCCGCGTTTAACATCGGCGGATTATTCGATATAAATAGTAAAAGTTTCACCTATATGAATCGTTTTAATCGTCAGCTGTGGGCGAACGGTTTCGCGATTGTGAACATTGAACCGAACGGATGTTTTTTTGTCGAACAGGTTAACGTCTGGGATAATAGATTTTTGGCAAATGGTAGAATGTATTAAAAAAGCCTCGCGATGCGAGGCTGATGTGTTAGTCTAATATTTTAATAAAAAATACTCTTGAACTTATGCCTTGAAAAACAAAGCAATTTACGCCTTGAATTTGTAATTTAGCTTTCATGTTATTAGCCTGAGTTGCATTTGAATAAGTAACTGCATTTATACCGTATGTTTTGTGATTTTTTGCAAATACTAATGTACCACATCTCAATTTAGCTGTTAAAACTTCAATTTTTTTAGCTTGTTTTGGTGCTGTTAAAGTGTTCATAATCGTTCGTTGTTTAAAGTTTAGATGTTGTTTCGTTCTTTGTTGATACAAATTTACGGCGACTTTATTTAATAACCAAACTTTTAATAAAAAATGTTTAAATTATTTTTACGTAGCATTTCCCGCGCTGATAAAAACGAGCGCAACTATACAAAATGGTTATCGACATACGTCCCTGAAACGACGTCCCAACGGATTGAATTAACGCGATGTTATACGGACCGGAACGATAATAATTTTTATATCTTAAAAAACCCTGCAAACCTAACACGGGAACGGGCGCAGCGGATTGAAGAAGCTATATTAGCGATCGACTACGGCATTAAGAAAGACGATATAACCGAGCGTATCAATAAGATAAAAGAATCAATACAGGAAATGCCATGGCAAAGTATGACCCGCGATAAATTACGCGAATTTCATACTCAGTCGCTCGATTTAATTAACGATTTGTTATATCGTATGAAATCTATCAAAGTCGATGATTTGATAATTGAGGCGGGTATGTATTTTCTGTACATCGACGGCGAGAATCCTTATATAATAAATTCCGAAACACTGCAGAGAAAACGTGACGCAATAGATGCCGACGACGAGCTGCGCGCTTTTTTTTTGAACACTATGGAACAAATCTTAAACGGCTTATCAACTACAAAACATTAAACTTCCCGCGCTTGTTAAAGGTTGACAATAAGAAACTAAAAACGCCTGAAAAACGTTTAAGCTATCAGCGCGCGATGCAGAAACTAAAGGAACAATCGAGGGAGAATGATTATGTAATTACGAAGGGAGATCCTGTAAGCATGGCGAATGTTAGATTCTGGGTTATCCGCGATTATTACGCAGCATTAGAACAAATATTAAAAGATTCTGATAGAGCTGAGGCTCTCAATAAAAAACTAAAATAATGGCAGATTTTAAAGACGTTTATAGTTTAGAGTTTAACGCCTCTCAGTTTTCTGCTGAGGTTGACGCGGCTATAGGTAAAATTGAAGACCTAACCGCGGCCATCGAAGA